TTATCATCCATTTCGCCATTGGCGCTGGAAATATCCTTGCTTGCCCTTTGCACAAATGTAATGGGGGAGCCAAACACATATCCCACCTTGAAAGCAGTAATCTCAGCAGCGTGGTTCTCAGAAATTTTATAATTGATTTCCGGTCTCACTTCCTTGATTCTGTCAAGGATTGGCTGTCTGCCCCTCTCATACTTCTGCAAATAATCAATCTCTGTGGTGTTCAAATTATGCACAGAGAAAGCATCCTCCAACACCTTACCTATATTCTCTTGTGTGATTTCTTTCACATCTGTGAAGATTTCTCTGCGACCATAAAGTTCCATTCAAACACCCCAAAAAGCAAAATGAGCCACTTAGCGAATTGCTAAATGGCTCATTGGCTCAATAATTTTATTTCGATTTCCCTTTTGCATTGCCTACACCAAACGTACACAATGCCTTGTGTCCCTATACGAACCGAAAATAACCACTTTCCACATACGGGACACTTGATTTTTCTTATCATGTAATCCCCCCTTGCTTGTTGAGAAAGGAGCTCCCGATATTTCCGCCTCGGGAGAGGGCGACATGCCAAACAACAAGCGTCGTGGTATTCTCTTAATTTATGCCCTTATTATACCATAAAATCTCGGTTAAATCAATACATATACACAAAATTTCGCTTATACGGAGGTGTTTTTTTAAAAAAATCTGCTAAAAATCTCAACTTTATTGCCAGTTACACTTTGTGCATACTCTGAAAGCATTGCCATTCCGTCGGGAACGTCATCGTGTTTATTCTTTCCGGCTACTGTATAAGAACATAACATATCCATCATTCTGCCGTAATCCTCTTTCTTCTTGTATAGGGAATTGTCTTTGAATAGGCAATGCTCCTTTACCCATGCGGAATTGAGGATTATTTTTGTTTCTTTATTTGCTGTGGTAAATTTTGTGGTGATCTTCGTAATGCCGCCCAAGCGCTTAACCTCTGCCTGGATGTCCTTTGCTGCTCTTCCACCTGCGTTGTTATGCTCAAATCTTGACATCTGCACCTTGTTTTTCATGAGGCAATTAACTATCCTCGGCTCCACCACATCGGGGAGGGAGTTATCACATATACAATCGGCTATATAGTAATCCTTGCCGTAAATGTAGGCCACTGGCATAAATGCATAGTCCTTACCTCTATCCTTGGTATCACATATGCTTATGATTCCATCAGGCTCACCTTCAGGAAGCTCAAAGTATCTTCGCAATTCATTCTCTGCATACAAAAGGCCCTCTCTTTCAATGGGCTGATTCATATATAGCGCTCTCCATGAAGCATCGTCCATGGTGTCTCTCATATCGTGGTAAAATCCAGTGGTGAACCCTACACCGTTGGAATAGTCGAAATTGCTCTCTTCGTTCTCATCCAATGCCGGCATTACAATGAATTTTGCCCTCTCGCTATCACTATACTTTTGCTCAATTCTGCCAATCACATCATGAACGGACCACCTGGTAGCAATGTGCAGCTCCACACATTTACCGATTTTTCTTTGCCTAAGGTCAGTGGTATATTGCTCCCAAAGCTTATCCAGTCTCTCCTTTGAAAGTGCCTGCTCAATACCGCTTACAAGGTCATCACAATATAACAGTCCTTCAGCTCTGACCTTACCGGCATTACCGCTACCAACGGAGGTGAATTGCAAGGTGGCAAATCTTTTCGGTGTGCCTATATCAATAGCAAGGTCCGCTGCATTGGTACGCTCAACATCAATATCGTGGAATACATCGTGCCACAAGTATTCTCCTTCTTTACCCATAATTCTCAAGCACTCATCGTATACCCCTCTCAAGAAGGAGTTACTATGGCTTCCCGTAAGCATAGGTTTATCCGGTTCTCTTCCGGCAAGCCATGTTAAGAAAAATATCGCCAAGGTTGTCTTTCCGACACCGGGAGGCATACTGATAGCAAGCACATCCAGTTTACCTTCAGCAAGCTCCTGTAGAGCCATGGCAACGGGCTTTAATTGTTTTCTTCTCGGTAAATAAAACCTTTTGTTGGCCTCTCTGTTCCATTCCAGGTATTGGCAATAGCTATCGAAATCCACGGGGGCTGCAAACAACAAAGTTTTCTTGTATAGCTGCCTATATTGCTCAGCGTGTTCGGGACGGTCTTTTTTAAATTTTTTCGCTTTTTCTGTGCATATTGACCGAACTATGAAACATAAATCCATATCTTTTGTGCTATATGCCAAGTCAAACAATGCCTGCACGTTCTTGAAAATATCGTGGGATTTCTTATTTAACAACTCTTTTTTTAATCTTGCGATTTCTTTCTTATCCATAATTCCCCTCCAAGTTTATTATGTCATTGTATGTCAGTGTGTTGGTGCATTATATTAAACAAAAAAAGAGCCAACAACCCTTACGGATTATTGGCTCAAAGGCTCTAATTTTAATATCGGAACAATCCAAGTTCACCCGTTGACAAATCAATGCCAATGAATATAGCTGCAATCAGCATAAAAATGAACAGCAAAATAAACAAAAGCCGTATCCATCTGTCTTTTGTCTTAATGATGTCATTGTATGTCATATCCTTTGTAGATATAATATCCTTATACATCTGAATCATTTGGTTGTATACATTCACATCAACCGTGGGTACAACCACCTGAGGTGTTTCCGCTTGAACATCAACCTTCATTGTTTCATCAAAAACATCTGTTGCTTTAAACCCCATGGACCTTATAAGTGTTACCACAGAGGCAATGGAAGGATTCTTTGTCTTGCCCATAAGGATTCTGTTTATTGTGCTTTCAGGTAATTCACCCTTACTGTTTTTTGAGATTTGAGCAACAGTCAACCCTGACTTTGCCTTTAACTCCTTTAATTTTGAAATTATCGGCTCATTTGTATCTATCAATTTTGAAATCTCCTATTTGACATTAAAATATACTGTTTTAAGCGGCAAATAACCAAATTTGAATCCACTTCTTGCAAATTTGAAACCTCAAAAATGCAAATCTAATGCCCACAAATATATGCTTGAATCCAGGGGTGCAAATTTGATTATTGACTATTTTCTTGGAATCTGTTATTACTTTTACAACAATATTTCACACGAAAGGACACCATTAAAATGACCATCAAAGAATTTAAAAAAATCATCGACAATCTTCCCGAAGATACCACCATTCTTTTGAAAACCAATGACATCTACGATGTTGAATCCGTACACGTTCAATATCACTCCGATGGTAGAGTCTATGTGATCCTTAGTGATGAGGAGTGAGTTACTCCCACTCGATTATATTTCCATAGTCCTTCACATCATCATCAAGCCAATAATAGTTTCCATTGCCATCAGAAAGAAAAACTAAAATCCATTCATTGTCAACACTAAATAAACTCGCAACGACTTTTTTAGAGCTTTCAAATACAAACACTATATTAACGCTTACTACACCGCTTGTTCGGCTTATGAGTTTATATTCTGTGTCAGATGCTATTATGTTGTCATTCTCAAACATTCCCAAAGATGCCATTTTTAAAGAAGCAACATAAAGAGACTGAGACTTCTCACTAAGCGTAAGCTCTGTGGTTTCTACAGTTTCTATGGTTTCGGGATCGTTTTTTATCCCAGATTCGAGTGTCTCTTTACCACTAATATTCTGCGGTGACCCGCAGGCTGAGAGGGTGAGGGAAATTGCCATTATTAACGCCATAATAATACCAATTCGTTTCATTATATGCTTCTCCTAAGATATGAATTTTACTTATTATATCATTGTATTCCATAAATTGCAAGTGTTTTTATTTTTCCCATTCATAAGATGAGTCACTTACATATTTCTTTGCTCGCTCCTTGAATAATTCGCTAAACAAAAGCGTGCCATCTGCACAAACGTAACAATACTTTTTGTTTTTGGTAACTCCGTGATAGTAAATAAACTGCTCCATAAACTTATAGTAACGAACAACGCTAAATATATCACCATACGTATACGGATATTTTTCTTTCACTTTTTCAAATTCTTCTTTTTGTGCTTTTTCGTTTTTTAAGTTTTCGACTTCGCGCTTTAGTTCAGGCAATGCCATTTTGTAATATTTCTTCTCAAGCGCCGTTACGCCAAGCGTATTCATTATACCATTCAGAGCATTTGTCTTTTGTTCTGCTATGGCGAGTTTGTAATATCCGTATTTCCTGATCCTGGGGAGGACATCGTGTGTTACCCAACGTTGAAATTTTTTCGCTTTTTCGGAACGTGATGTTAGCAAGACGTGATACAACCCCGGTTCGTTTATCATTAGATATTTTCTTTTTTGTGCCGCTCCGGAGGAGCTGGTGTAGATTAAATCTACATCAGCCTTCTCGTCATCATCTAATTTTTTAGCAACATCACGGTTGTTTTTTACTCCAATCACCTTGCAAACATCTGCCAACACCCACCATATTTGCTTGTCGATCATAGCCGTTCTCATTTCGTTATCGCCATAAAACACCAATGCTTCTTTACTCATAATTTTTCTCCTTTGTTATGCCTCCATAAATTCTAATTTACTCTTCCTCTTTCTCTTCTTCATCGCTATACTTTTCGTCATTACAATCTTCGTATTTATTGGCTTCTCTACCCATACGGATATACATTATTACACCTCCCTACACAAACTATACCACTTAGATTTATTGATCTTCATCCATTATCCCGGTAAAACGGAAATTCATATTCATTTCAGCCAGGTGAGAATCATCTATTGCTTCAATGGCAACACCACTGTCATCAAACGCCTTTTTAATCTCTGTAAGTTCTTCCACAGTTCCAACGATTCTATTTGTTGATACCATCACGACCGTTTCAATTTCTTTTTCCTTTGCAGACTTCAACAGTTCCATCAACACAGGGGTCCCCGTTTTACGGTCTCCAACAACAGAGGCAGAATCACAGATCTCATATCCTTTTGCTTCACAAAAGTCCTTGACTTTTTGAGCTTGATTTTGAACCCCCAAATCCGCATTGCGGTGATTGCTTTCTCTCACATAACTTGCTACCTTTTTCATGTTTTATACTCCTTTACACAAACTATACCATTTGGATCTACTGATGCCTAATTCCTGGCAGCTTTCGGCTACCGTCATTTCACCTTTTTTTGTTTTTTTGAAAAACCTTGAAAAGTCAGGCACTTCAAGACTCTTGCGACCTTCCCTGAAGTTGGGGTCATTGGCTTTTTTATAAGCCTTACCTGCCATGGTTCTTTCCTTGATCATTGCCCTCTCAAATTCAGCATAGGCAAGTAAATTGGTCACTATCATTCTTCCAATTGGAGTAT